CTTTCGGGCTCACTCTGATGTCACCATTCGGTGCATCGGTCCATCACCAATGAGGAATGCCATGATTACCATAACTCGCGATTGGATGCGTTGGAATGATTTTATCGGCACGGCGGTACTTCAGGCTCTTAACGAGTCTGTTCCCGATATGTTCGGTAGTATCAATCCTACTCATCATACTTCGAAGATCTCTGTCGAGCTCTTCGACGCCTTACCGGCGGATGCGCAACTTAATGTTGCGTACCAGTGCATCACTAACCTCTCTGAGGTTAAGCGTGCATACAATGCTCGTTTTGAGCAGTGTGACTATCGTAGAGTTGGGTATGCCACGGCGTTCCGAGACATGCTCTTGAGGTCCGCTTCATTGCGAGCTTCTCGGGTATGTCTCGTTTGGGAGTACGTTCGGTCAGGTTTTCTGACCGTCGGCGCTCTCAGAATCACTGGTGTACAGGACTCTCTCGGCCATGTAGTGCAACTGTAGGAGTCGCGACCTACATCACTCATAGTTCTTGGACAAAGCATGGAAACCTATACAAAGAAGACACGAGGCTACTTTAACGATCGAGCTGATCTTTTTGAATATGGGATCAGTTCGTTTGGATCAAGCTATAATGTCCTTACCCCTGGCATAGTGAACAACCCAATGAAATGGGAAGATCGCTTAGACGGGTATAAGAATCCAAAATGGCGTGACCAGGTTCGCGCTGGTATGGGAGCAACGACAACTATGTTGGCGTTTTCTCAGACCGTCGCTTCTTACCCGATGGTAGCCTATTCAAATGTGTCTTCTCAGTCAGGTGATCCACGCAACTACGCAGTTTACCGATGGCAAGGGTACCCGCTTTATGCGAGTCCTTCGTCGTCGGCGCTGCCGTCAGGTGTCCAATCCGCAGTAAGAAACCGCGCACTTAGGAACTTCCTCAACCGAGCTATCGAAGCCCGAAATTCAATTCAGGGCGGACAAAACCTCGGTGAATGGAAAGAACTCCTTCATGCCGTTACGAATCCGCTAGGCTCCCTACGTGAGTTTATGCTGTCTCACCTCGGACGCACGAAACGTCGTGTGAGAGGTCTTAAAAAGAACAGCAGAAAGCTCACAAAGGTCCTAGCAGATAGTTACCTCGAGTTTACGTTTGGATGGAATCCGCTAACTGCGGATATCGCTAACGCCCTTGTTGGTCTGCAGACACGTGCTCAATCGTTCGACAGAACGATGGTGTACGGTTCTGCTCAGCAACGCTGGGAAGGTGATGTCCAAAGGAACCAGATCTTTCAGACGTACTCATCCTGTACTGTGTACCAAAATGTGCAATCTTATGGCACATACCAGTATAGGTATGAGGCGGCTATCCGGACCGGCGCCGTGGATGGCGTCAAGAGTAGGGTTCAAGTTCTCGGGCTCTTGCCCGAGAGATTTGTGCCTACTATATGGGAGTTAATCCCATATTCCTTCGTAGTTGATTATTTCGTCAATGTTGGCGACATAATCAATGCGCTTGCATTCCAGCGATCGGAGATCATCTGGGGGCAAACAACTTCTCGTGACATTCGTGTACGTGAGTACACTGATGCCATGTCGGAGTTCAAGCCTACAGTTGGTTTCCTATCGTCTTACAGACTTAACGGTCTGTCTGCAAGTGGCGGTCGCGCTAGGATCCAAGCCAAGACTGTAGAGCGTGCGTCCATCGACCAAGATTCGCTTCTTCCTGATCTGGAGTTTCATCTTCCAGTGAGTAAGAAGCCTTGGATCAATATGGCAGCATTGCTCGTAAGTCGAGTCAAGGCCTAGAAACCCTTCCATCAACCTGGAGTTACAAATGTCCTTTACACTCTCTACCCCTGTTACAGGGGGTGCTCAGACCGGCCTTACGTCTCCGACGTATACGCTGGCCGCAGACACGGCTCCGACGAGTGCCGGCAAACAGTATGCAGTTACCGCTTTGGGCGGTACGCAGACTGGTGTCGACTCCTCGTCGTCGCCGAGTCGTCCGTTCACGATCACTCTATCGCGTCCTCAGGTCCTTCGGACCCTCGGCGCGGTGGATCCCGTGACGGGTGTTCTCCGCTCTGTGCCACGAAACGTGTACACCATCCGTGTCCGTAAAGGCGTCACGCCCCTGTCGGGCCAGGCTGCCGTGCCGATGCAAATCGTCACGTCAATCGAGGTTCCGGCCGGAGCTGATGCCGCGGATGCGGCTAATGTCCGCGCTGCACTCTCTCTGATGATCGGAAGTCTTAATCAGATTTCCGCCAGCATCGGTGATACGGCGGTCACTGGAGTGATCTGACAATGTCAGCTATCTCCAAATGGCTCCGCGTACATCGGAGTGCGATCCTTGGAACGATCGTTGTCCTCCAGAATTCCCCCCTTCTCGGTGAGAAGGTGAAAGGGATTTTGGGGTCGATCTCGTTCCTTTTGGGAGCTACCTAAAAAGTAGTTTCTAGGTTTAGTAGCACAGAAGGTAGGAACATCATGAGCACTCGCTCTGACGCTCTTTATCAAGCAGTTCTTTCTGATGTTATGGAAGCTGAGCCTAATCTCCCAGTAGGAGACGGCTCAATTCCTCCAGGTGTTTCCCTTACACAGTTCAGGTGCCTTACGCTCCTAAAGACCCTATTGAAAAAGTGGGTCCCTAGGGATACGCGTCAGCCCGATGCTGTGGCTAAAGAGAAATTCATTGCATCAAATAAAACATGCAGTGACTGGGAGTTCCGTCCTGAGTTTGAAAGTGATCGTATTCTCTTCGGTGAGTTCCGGAGAGAAGTGGATAACTTCTTTCATCGGGACGGCCTGCCTCGACTTGAGTCTTACTATGAAGTTTTGAGTAAGGCGAGAGTCGGGCCAGGTGCAGCAATTGGGGCTGAAGGGCAAAGCATGTATGCTAAGCTATTCAGCTCTCCACTCACTACAACGTCAGAACTCCTATACAAAGAGTATAGGGACTATGTTCAGTGGTTCCGGTACTGGGATGAGGCGGAAAACAACCGCTACTCTCAGTTCGGGGCACCTACCATAGTTAACTGCAGCAAAACTAGCTTCGTGCCTAAAACGGTCGATGTTAGTCGAATGATTTGTGTCGAGCCCTCGTTGAATATGTTTTTCCAACTTGGGCTCGGCCGACTGATGGAAGAGTGGCTCCATGAATCCTTCGGGATATCTATGGAGACTCAACCTGATGTCAATCGTCGGCTGGCGCGGATCGGGAGCTTAAGCTGGGAAGATCAGAACTTTGTGGGTCCGCAAGGACCTCCGATTAGTACGATCGACCTATCATCCGCTTCTGATTCTATCTCTCTAAACCTGTGCAAACAGGTTCTCCCAAAGTGGCTTTTTGACACTTTATTGGAGCTCCGAAGCCCTAACACGGCTTTGGATGGGAGGATAGTGCGCCTTGAGATGATGTCTACTATGGGGAACGGTTTTACCTTTCCTCTTCAGACGATCATCTTCTCATGCATCATTCGAGCGGCACATCGAGTATCGGATATTCCGATACTTGATGGTTGGGCGAGGAACTGGTCATGCTTCGGGGACGACCTCATCTGCGATACGCGTGCGTATCGTAATGTGATTCGTCTGCTGAAGCTGACTGGCTTCACGCCCAATCCCTCGAAGACCTTCTCCGAAGGACCGTTCAGGGAGTCCTGTGGTACAGATTGGCTTTTAGGCCGACCTGTTCGGGGCGTCTATCTTAAGCGCCTCGATTCTCTACAGGACCTCTGTGTCGCCGTTAACCTCTTAAACGAATGGAGTGCGAATGCCGGCGTTGCCCTTAGACGGGCATGTCACTTGTTGCGCCTTTGGATGCGTGGGAGATTCCTCCCCGTACCCTACGCGGACGGTAACAATACTGGCGTTCGTGTTCCACTAGCTCTCTTGCGCAAGGAAGACTATCGTTGGGACGAAAACCTATCGATTTTATATCGCAGGTTTCAGCCCCGCCCTAAAGTTATCCGAGTACTCGAGACGGAGATCCTCTCTCCGAAAGGGGTTAGGAGGCTGCAGTTTAACCCTCCAGGGTTACTCTGTAGTTTCTTATACGGTGAACTAACAAGTGGTGTGTACTCTGTCAGGCATGATAGGGTCTACTACCACACGAGGCAGGTGTGTACTCCTTTTTGGGATTATGCACCACAAACCGCCGCCCTAGACAGGGGGGTGGCGGAATGGCAGCGTTGGGAAAACGCTGTGCTCATTAACTTGAGCAAC